ATGGTCACGACGTTTGACGAGTTGATCCGCGTGCCGGGGAACAGTCGCTTGTACTTCTCCCCGTCGAAAATCCGCTGGAGCCTGAGGTTTGCCCTTACCCCAAGCCTCTCTGAAAAGGATGCGTAGATGCACCTCAAGTCAGGGTCATGCCCAACTAGCCAAGATATGAACTCTAGAACCTGGAACGACTTCCCGTGCTGCGGCGGCGCGGTGATGATGAGGATCGGACGCTTTCCACCGATCAAGTCCGCCTTGAATTGTTCGAGGTGCCCGGCGATCTCACGCTGCCACCATCCGATCTTGATCTTCGGCGTCAGGTATTGACGATATGCCCAAAACCGATCGCGCGCCTCATGGATCGCGAGCTGCTCAAGGAGGTCAATGTCTCTAGTCGAAAATGCGGGTGGGGAGGCCACGTTCCTTCAAGCGCTCCCGCAATTCGTCGGACGTCAGGGCGGCGACCTCGATCACGCCGCCACCGCGCCCGGTGTGCTCGACCCGCACCGCGTCATCGTCGAGGTTGTGCGCCTGCCGCTCCAAGGGGATGAGACGCGAGGTGACGCGGGATAGCTTCTCCAGTAAATCGCCGGGGCTTTCCTTGTCCCCCATGCAGGGGCCATCCGGCTTTTTGCCCTGAAGCACGGTCGCGAGCCTGTCCGCCAGGATGCGCTTGAGCGCGTGGAGCTGCTGGAGGTCGCGCCGGTGAGAGAGTTGCACCTCGACGCCGCGCAGAGAGACCGTCTCCACGATCTCCCTATCAGCCTTCGTGCGTTCCTGCTGCGTACCCGGCTGCGTACCGTCAATGCGTACCAGCTTGGCACGCACCTCATTGCGCACTTTGTCCGCGAGGTCGCGCTCCCAACCAGCCGCCTTCGCTTTCTTGCGGATAGCTCCTTCGGTGACCCCGAAGCGGGCCGCTATCTCACGGTTGGAAAGCTGCCCGGCGCGGAACTCGCGCTCGATGGCATCCCAGTCGGCTTTCGGCTTGTTGGTCATTTCAGCTTCGCAAGAGCGTCTTTCACCTTCGCCGCGATCTCGGCACCGGCGGCGCGCGCCTGTGAGGCGGCTGTCTCTATGCTGCCCTTGACGGCGGCCTTAATTGCAGCAGCGACAGCCCGGCGCGCCTTGAGGCAGCGCAGGCAGGTCACTGCCGCACCTCGGTAGCGGGCTCCGGCATGTCGTCCTCGTCGTCCTCGCCCATGTTGAAAAGCTGCGGCGCCAGGAGCATCGCTGTTTCCACCAGCATGGACGCGAACTCGTCAGGCTCGGCTCCGATGGTCTGTCGCAGGTGGTGGAGGGTGGATAGGAACACGGCCTTACGCTCCAGATCGTCCATGCGGGCCTCATATGTGGTGCCGCCGGCAGGCATCGAACCCGCGCGCGTCCGCTTACAAAGCGGCTGCTCTGCCATCTGAGCTACGACGGCGAATAGAAGCACGGCCTTAGGTTGCCGCCCGAGGCCGTGGAGCATGCCAGCATCTCTCGGGCTCCTGTGTGCCATCCCGAGAGCGAAGGCAAAGTCTAGCGAAAACTTGGCCCATCTAGAGGGTATTCGCGGCGCCATCCGGAGCCTTGCCACGTGCCTAGGATAACACATGACCGCGAGCGGAGACGGTCCAGGGCACGTACCGCGAAATGGTCCCGGATGCTCAGGCGCCGGGTCGCTCGCAAACTAATCTGAGGCCGGGCGCTGTCGGATCCCAGCCACCACCGGTGGCGGCCTCAGAACTCATCGACACGGCGGTCATCGGCTCTCACCATTACGTCCCTGGGATTGGCGCCCATGTCACGGCCGCGTCGAACTCGTGCGCCGAAGCGCGAATAAGGGCGCAAGTTTAACGACATTCGCGGGGTCGGTTTAGTGTTGTCTCACCCGGATTCCGAAGCCCATAATGCCAGCGGATTGGATACCGCATGATGGGGTCGTGTTACCCCCCGGCGGGGATCTATATGCGCCGAAGCGCGAATTTGTTGCCGGCCTCTCAGCCGGCGCGGGCCGGATGCTTGCCTTTAGCGCCGTGCTCGCCAAAGTCCAGCCTAGTGGGCCGAAGATTGGGTCTGCACCTCGTATCGCAGAAGCGCGAAACTCATGCCCGGCGCAAAGCGCCTAGCCTCAATTTCGGAAATTACAGACCTCAGTCGTCCCTGTCAACAGGTATCCCGAAAAAACTCACAAGAGAGTCGAGCCCAAGGATCAGCGCGTCAAGACTCAAGGTGTCTTCGTCATGGATGCACACATTCCTGACCTCAGAGGCAGCAGCTTTCCCTGCATCTGCCAACGCCGTCATGCACCTCATATACTGGTTAGCCACCCTCCGCACAATGTCCGCATCGGGTTCATTTCGCAGCGATAGCCCATGCACAGCGCCGATATCCATGGACCGAGGAAATGGGCTCGGGTACCCATGTGAAATCTGGTAGTCGTGCACGAGACGCGCATACTCTTTCGCCGCTTCGTGATGCCATCTCTTCAGGACACCGCGCAAAAACAGGCGGCCGGCTGAATACCCCGCCTCGCTCCGGCCGGCGTCGTCCTCACTCATGGTTCGGCGCCGATAGGCCAAGACCGTCGATTTGATTTGCGTCTCAGTCTCCCCGCGTGGGGAGCGGTATTCATTCTTGATCTTTCCACAGGGATAGCGCTGGGTGTTCGGTGTAGACGGACGGCCCTTCCGCTTTTTGTTCCGCATCGTAGCCCCTCGTGTTAAGCCGCTTCCGTGGTTTCCGCGTCACGGAAATACCCGATACGCTGCAATTCGCGCATCATGTTCCAGGCCTGTTTTTCAGCAGATTTGCGCTTCAACTCGACCTCGGCATGGTGGTCAATGGCCCCCATGTAAAGCCCCATCGCCTCGTCAATCGCGCTGCCATCCGAATATTCAAAATATCCTGTTTCGATGAGCCGTTGAAGCACGAAAAAGACGATTAGACCGATTTTCCCCACTTCCGCATCGGCTTTGATATACGGCTTCACCGCATCGCCCACGGCGCGCATTGTGGAGAGCGCGATCTTGCGCCATTCCTTCGGCCTCTTGCCATGCAGCGCCGCGATTTCAGCTTCCGCGATCCCCGCGCATTGCATAAATCGGATGTAATCCGGGTCGCTCCTCTGGTCTTCTGGCACACCGTCCTGGATAACGAAGGACATGGCGTAGATCGGCCAAAGAAGCTCGCGAGCGCGGCGGTCAGTGAGCATTACTTTTGGAGCCACTTGCAGCCATAGACGTGGACCACCCGCGTCCCGACCTGCTGAAGCACAACGCCGTCTTTCCCCTCTCGCGTGCGATAGCTGCCGATCACCTCGCCCTCAAATCCGTCGTGGGCGATCTGGTAGACAGCGCCGATGTCCGTCAGATCCGGCTGCTTCTCTTGTCGGGCCAGCACCTCCGCGTAAGCCACCCCGGCCTTAAATGCGTCACGCTCGCGCTCAACAGCGGCTTCACTACGCGGGTCGCGAGCCCTTTCCACCCGCGCGATCCAAGCCACTTGGCCTTCAAGCACGGAGGCTACTTCTTCGCGCTCCCGTATCATCTGCATGTAGGACGGGCCGCCCAGGTCGCTTGGGTGCAGTGTGAGCCGCTTCACGAGGTCCTTAACATCCCGGTTCATCAATCCCACTCCACCACGAGAGATTTTTGTGCGGCTTCAAGCCATGCCTTGGTCTGCGCATGGGCGTATTGTTCGAGCGCCCGCGCATCCCTTTCCTGGGCATAGAGCCGGAGCAGCCCGTCATATTCCGACCGCAGCCGCGCGTTTTCAGCCCTCAGCAGCCGCTCGCTTTCGGACAATGCTTCGATCACCTCTTCGGCGCTATCCATTTGCGGCGCCTTCCTCGATCAGGAGCACCGCCGCTGCCGTGTAGATGATAGCCCCAAGCAACTCCCTCACAGCCGCATCGCGCTCGCCACGCGATAGCATCCCAAGCGCTTCCTGGGATTTCTTCATCGCCTGCCCCGTCGCATATCCAGGCCCGACCATGCGGCCGATTTCCATAATTGGTTGCCGGTCAAACGGGCGTCCATTGGCGTGCCGCTCCCTACCCTTTCCGGCGCTGGCCTGCTCAAAGGCGGCGTCCAGGGTGGAGCGGAGTAGCGCATAATGCGCATCCCTGGGCTCATCGACGCTCATCGGCCACCCACCTTTCGGCCACCAACCCGTTACCGGCCTCGCACCTAGACTCATCGCCCACCAGCCTTGGCGCATTCTTGCGCCGTGATCTGCTGTTGAATGTCTTTTACAACCCATTCCAGAAGCGCGATGTTTTCGCGGATGTCGGATGCGATCGTCACATCTCCGGAGCGCTGGGCTTTGACCGCCGCATTGCGGAGCCCGGCGATGACGGACGTTGCGACGGCGTGGGTTTTCGCAGGGTCACGCATAGTGTTTCTCCATGATTGCAGTAACAAGAACCCTGGCTTCCTTAAACATCTGCCGGGAGGCCTCAAATTCTTCTGCCGGCATTGATGTCGTCCCGGCGCCGAAGAATACGGCCTTGATTCCAGCCTGGATCATGGTGCGGGCACATGATGCACACGGCATATGGGTGACAAAAACGGTGCACCCATCGGTGCGGATGCCCTCACGGGCCGCGAACGCGATCAGGTTCGCCTCCGCATGTGAGGCGAAGAGATACTTGGCCGGGCGCTCGAACCTTTCTGGCAGATCTTTCACGCCATGCGGAGGCCCGTTGAATGCGGTCAAGCGGACCTCATTCCCAGGCCCTACCAGGGCCGCGCCGACCTGCGTCGGGTCCTTCGATTTCGTCGCCGCGTGCTCAGCAAACCCCATGAGGTAAGGCATCCATTCCATCAACGCACCTCCGGGGCGAAAGGAATATCGTCGTCGAACCCACCACCTGAGAAACCGCCTGTGGAGCCTGTGGGCGGCCGATCTGCGACAGCGCCTTGCCGAGTAGCTTCAGACCCACGATTCCCCGCCTGCGCCTCTCCCTGAGCATCTGACGCGCCATCCTTGCCGTCGAGGAGGACAAGCTGACCCCGGAACGGGCGCAGTACCACCTCTGTGGTGTACATCTCCCGGCCATCCTTCTCGTATTTTCGAGTTTCCAACTGGCCTTCAAGATAGACTTTCGACCCCTTCTTCAAGAATCGCTCAGCTACATTCACGATGTTTTCGTTGTAGATCGTGACGGCGTGCCACTCCGTTCGGTCTTTCCGCTCGCCCGTCACCTTGTCTTTCCAGCTTTCCGACGTGGCAATACGTAGATTACACACTTTTCCGCCTGATTGGAAGGTTCGCACCTCTGGGTCTCGGCCCAAATTCCCGATAAGAACGACTTTATTAACACTTCCAGCCATATGATTTCTCCTATCGCTCATTTCCGCAGAGCCGCACCGGGATGAACTGTGCATTCCGGCGCCGGCCAGTCCAACCGCATTCGCGGCACCCGGCGCCGCGCGCTTCGTACGGGTCATCGCTAGAGCACCCACTGCACCGCGCCGACCACATCACCAGCTCGCAAACATCCCCGTCGATCACGGCATAGACCCGGCGTCGGTCCAGCCGCCGGCCCGCGATTTCGTCCCCACGCTCCCAGGTGCAGGGCCGATCATCGTGGGTGATGATCTGGTCATCGACGACGGTGCCGACGCGCTCGACGATGCTGCCGGCCATCACTCTCCCCTCAAGATCGGGTACGGCACGGAGTGATCCACCCCGGCCGGGTTGGGGATGTGCCGACGCCGGACACGCTCGCCCTCTTTTGGTGCGAGCGCGGCGACCAGTGCAGCCACGGAATCCAGCGATGCCCTGGGCTCGACTACCGGCGGCGCGACCGCCTTCGGACCGGCCAACTGCGCCGCCCTCACCTCTTTGGCCCGCCACTCGTAATAGCGCAGCCGCCCGGCCTCCCGGTCCAACCACTCCCGCACTTCCTGCACTGTCGGCGGGAATTTAGACTCGGCCGGTAGACCCACCATCGGGTCGATACACAGGCGGCATAGCATCCGTTGGAAGTTTTGGAATACGGTCGCCAACGATGCGGCGAATGTCTCAGCGTCCACGAAATCTCGCGCCCGGTATTGGCCCATCAGGCCCCGCGAAAACTCGACGGCTTGTGTTGGGGTCGCGTTCTGGTCACTGGTCACGATCCGCAGCGCCGCGATAGCCTGCTCCAGGCTCTCGGCCGAGTGGGTGCGCGCCGCCTCGTCATGCGCTCCACCGACCCTCAGGTCCGCCAGCGTCTTCCATGCGCTGCGCATGGTCCCGGAGCCGATCGAATGCCGTGAGCAGCTCGTGCTGGCTCCGCTCCTGTCCTCGTGGTGGTGCTGCAATGTTTGGTTCATCGTCCCATCGTCCCTGGTTCAGCCACGTTGCGGGGTTGCACCACTGTCGGTCGGGCGGCTTGCTGGCGATGTACGCATCTAGCCCGGACATGAGTTTGGCGAAGGTCACGCGGCGGGATTTGCGAATGCGGTCAAGCTTGGCGAGGGCATCTGATTTTCCAACGCGGTGTGGATAGGCCCGCCAAAACAGATCTTGGAAATCCCTCGGCCAATCATCATCCGGGGGATGCGTAGGCGCGCTCACGTCTGATGCGTCAGCATCAGATATCTCTGCTTCTGCTTCTGCTTCTGCTTCTGGTGCGTTACACTGTGTTTCGGCGCGTTTAACATCTTGTTTCTTGCGTTCCCTGTATTCCTTGACGCGTTGCGTACTGGTGTCCTCGCGTTTCGGCTGGCGCCGATCCCATCCTGAAAGCGCATGCCCATCGATCACGCGGCCCTGCATTGCATCGATGATCGCGCTGACGGCGTCGTCATCCATGTCCAGTGCTGCCGCAATGTCCTCAACGCGTGCGCCAGATATATCCCCACTGCGGCCTGCCTTGCCGCCCTCGACCATGAGGATCGTGAACACCGCAATGACGGACGGAACCGCTTGCCCGCTCTTGCGGGCAACCACACGCCACTTTGGGTCAGTGGGCATATCTTCCCAGAGGCGAACCCACCCGCTCATTCCGCAGCCCCCATCCGTCCGCGGGCCATGGGGCTCCACTGCTCTGCCATCGCCGCCGCGAAACCGGTGAAGGTGCGTGAGCGGAAGCGCCACCGATCAGGACTGGGTGGCGCGCGGTGGACGGCACTCCAGCGCTTATGATCCGCCGTCCCTGATTTCGGCGGCTCCATACAGCTTGTCGGCATCAGCGGCGGGAGCCCACGTAGATACAGGCCAGTTGCCTTGAACGCCTCGTGGCCAAACCACCACGGCTGCACGATCTGGGGCCGCGGTAAATCCCTTGGCATCCGTTCCCGCGCGTGGCGGTGCATGATGGGGTTTTCCACGCACACCGCAGGCACCGGGGCATTCCAGCAGGAGGAAAAGAACGCGACACCCTCCGCAAGGTCCCGCCACATCTCATCCCGCGTCCGACCCGGTGGCGGCGTCGAGAGCCAGCGCACGCCGCTATTGCAGAGCCTGGTGCATGGAGGATGCATCACAGCAAGCAGATCCCACCCCTCGTTGAGGTGGTCCCGTACATCTCCGATAATATGCCTATTGCTGCGATCCTCAGCCGGCAGCAGATCCACCGACCACACGTCGTGGCCTCGCGCGGCGAATGCTCTCCGCACCACTCCAGATGTCTCGCAGCCCACCAGGATGCGGTAGGCGCGGCCTGGGTCGACATGAGACAACATATCGAGATCACCCATGTTATTCCGCAGCCTCCGACACCTGGGCAGCACGCCGCTCAGCGTCTTTTTGCGCGACACGCGACAAGGTGGCCGCTGCATTCTTGAGCACGTCCAGGCGCATTTCCCTGCGTTTGATTTCCGCAGGGTCCAGGCCGCCCTTCCCGATGGGCTTGCACCTCAGGATTTCGAGATGGTCGCGCGCCTCCATGAAGCGGCACTCGACCTCATCGGCCTGCTGCTGGTAGGTGCTCATGCCGCATCCCCCGTCAACTGCATCCGCAACGCAACGACGGATTCAGCGAGTTCTGGGTTTAGTTTGATTAGCCGCTCGATCTTTCGCGCTGCATGGAGCACCGTCGTATGGTCCCTACCTCCGAAATAACCGCCGATTTCAGGCAGTGATTTCGGAGTTAATTCTCTGGCGAAATACATCGCGATCTGTCTCGGAATGATAAGCGGACGGGTGCGCCGCTGTGACAGCAGGTCATAGGCGCGTATTTCGTAATAGTCGGCAACAGTTGCGATAATATCTCGCACCAACACCCGGCGCGGCTGTCGAAATTCATCACCGCATTCCGGATCTTGGACCGATATTAGCTTGCCTGCCCCCCAGCCTGGGCATGTGGACGGCCACCCGGTCGCGCTCAAAAAATTGACGCGGAGCCATTTCCCATCGGTACGGTCGCGCCAAGTTGAGACATGTTCGGACTGGTCTGGGCCCATTACCACATGCGCGGTTTTATCCAGGCGCCTCCGCACAACGGCGTAATGGGCGCGCTGCGCATCCCGGCCCGCCGGCACAGCGATCTCCTCTGGATCAATCCTCAGGCTGCAAATGCTCATGGCGGGCTCCGGTTAAAATTGAGATCCGGTGACAGAGTATTTCGGCATCCCGGACATCCGCGCCGGCACGGACTTGTCGTAGAGCGAGCGCCTCACGCCCTCCCGATCTGGGTGGGCTTTACGCATGGCCTCGACAAAGGGGTCGGTAGTGGTCTTGTTCATCGGTTCCGGGTCATCGCAGTAGTCGACGCGCACTCCGATCCGGATAGCCCTCTTGACGCAGGCACTCGGAGACCTGCGATAGCCGGCCTTAGCCAGGGATTTGGACAGCACGCTCATGCTAAATCCAGCCTCAACCCCACTCTTGAGGATTTGATCTTCCATCGGGGACCAAGCCCCCTCTGGAGGTCGGGATATCGATAGCTTAAGCATTCGCGCGCGGTGCTTCACGCCGCTTGCCGTCCTGGCAGGCCCGGCCTGAGTGAGAGCATCTGCGATCCTCTCGCGTGACCACCCCGCCGCGCAGCCCTTCATGAGGATAGCGTCTTCTTCAGGCGTCCATAGATAGGACATCATGCTCTCCCATTCTGGGTGCGCGCACCCCATAGAGCGATCAACGCGGCTTCCGCGCGCCCGTGATCTGCCTTGCGGCGAAACCGATCGCGAAGATCAGGGAAGGTCTCGATAGCCAGCGCGCGGGATTTCTCTTTGTCCGCGCCGATGTTCATGGACCGCTTCCAGGATGCGGGGGACACCCACTTCACCGGTATCCGCAGCGCGTCGATTACGCCGATGATCTGCCCAGCGGCATAGCCAAACCGGAACATGCTGCTGACACCCTGGCCGGGCATCGCTCCAACCTGCTCGACTACAGCCAGATCAAATCTGGTGAGGCGCAGCGTGTCGGACCAGGCGCCGCTATCCAGCCGGCGCCGGGCTCCCTCTCCCATCGTTGGGAGGTCTGCGGCCTCAATCAGCGCCCCATCACCAAGGATCGCGAATGCGCCATTGAGGCCTGGATCAACGCCAAGAATAATCATGCCCAGTCCTCAGAGGATGGTGCCGAGGGCGCGGGCATACATCTCGACGATGGCGTCGAGTTCCTTGCGCTTTTCCTCGTCTTCCTTTCGGATCTTCAGGATTTCGCGCAGAGCTTTCTTGTCAAACCCATTCGCTTCGGCTTCCGAAAACACATCCTTGATGTCGTCAGTCAACGCCTTCTTTTCTTCCTCAAGGCGCTCGATCCTTTCCACGAATGCCTTGAGTTGTTCTTTCGCAAACCCGGCGGGAGCGTCGGAGACATCGGTGGCGGGAGAGGTCGAAGAGGTGTCGTCAAACATGGGTCTTCTCCATTTTTGGGCGCACGACAGCGCCCGGCGAAATGCCGGTGATCGGCGGGTTAATTTTGGAGCGGCTGGGCCGCAGTATTCAGATCAGCGAGACCAGTAGCGATCAATCGCAGTGGCGAGACGGCGCTTCGCGTTCTTCTCGTCGCGCTTCGCCTCCACCAGCACCTTGTATTGTGGCTTCGTGGCCTTCATCATCTTGTCCCACTGCGGGGTGTCGCGCTCAACTTGGTCGATCCCGCGCTTTGCCTTCCAGGCCTCATAGGCGCCATCCAAGGCGGCCTGCGCGGCCTTCCTGAATGTCTCAGCGAGGTTGGCATCAAGCGCCTTGTTCGAGATCGCAAGGCGCAATGTAAGGTCCTGCACGTCCATCAGGCGGCTCCCGTGGCACGGGCACACCGGAAGCGGCCCTCGATAAAGGGGTGCGTGAACATGTACGGTGTGACGGGGTTGCATTCTCCGGCGAAGCGCTCGAACGTCTGGGCGAGCATGGTGAAAGCGTGCGCGAAAGCCTCGGCAGTGGTCGGGATAGCCTGCGGCTGGGCAATTTTAGCTTCAAGCTCCTGCCAGCGGTCCACCACGCGTGCGGTGAACTCTGGGGACAGCTGCGCCACGACGATCAAGCTGGAACGCTTGTTGAGTTGGTAAACGGAGACCGTTTCTGCTCTACGCTCCCGCTGAACTTTGACATCCTCCAACGGAGGGAGTGAGAAAACACCTGCCTCTGCAAGGCGTTCTATGGTCCGCCTCACATTGTCATGGCGCGGATTATCGGGGCTGAGAAGCTCCGCGATCTCCAGTGACGACATGGTGAGTGGGTCTCGCCCGGCCTTCGCTTGGATATGGTCAGAAAGCTGCACAATTTCCGTCATTGATCCTGCTCCTGTTCATTTCTTGGGTTGATCCAATCCGAAAGCCGCGCGCGATACTCGGATGATGCCGAGTAGATCTCAGCCAGCCGCATCCTCACGGCCCACGGCAGGATCGGCGCGACGAGCCGCCAGAAACGCCCTGGTTTGAATGTTTCGCTCATGGACCGCCTCTTCTCGTGCGCGCTTGAGGGCATTGATTTCATCGGCAAGTATCGTCTTCGCCTCGCGATGCCAGATCCCCCGAATGCGGCGCTCGGAAATGCCCGACACTTCGGCGACAAACGCGAGAACGGATTTCACACGAACCCCAAGGGGCTGCGGGCCTGCGATCTCAATAATCATGTTTCTGGCTTCGACAGCCGAAGACATCACATCGCCTCCGGAATTGGCCGCGGGTGATTTACCCGCGCGCACGGGTGACTTTCCGTCCACTGGCTACCTCCGATGTGCGACTGTGCGGACATTGGATGTTTGCTTACGGAGACGGAACGATGTTGCAGATCGCGGAGACCTTTGGCGGGAATGCCGCGACGCTGCGTGATGAAAGAGGCCTGCCGGTTGGAGCCGGCGTGGCCAGTTGGTCCCAGGGAGACGGGGACGAAGACACATTCCGACCGCTGGGAGCCCTGGCAGGCGCCGTGGTCGAGAGACTGAGGAAAATACGAATGGAGACGCGAGCACTCACCGCCTATGTCGAAGGCCGGGCCTATGCAGACGCCTACCGTCAGCTCGTCATGCTCGTGCTGGCACGCGAGCCGGGGCTGAAGACCACAATCCAAGAGATCGAGGCGGAAGCGTTGGCCCGCGTCTCGACGCTCTCCGCAATGCCCATCGACGGAGCCGAGAAAATCACTGACATCATGGACAGGGTGCGCAGCAATGTCGCTGCGTCCTGGAGCGGCTCGGAGCGCACTGTTGCCCCTCGCGCATCCGAGCCCAGCGCCCTCGCCGGCCAATCTGTCGCGCCTCGCCGGCGGGGGCGCCCCTCTCTCCTGTCCGAATAGATGCACGGGGTCACCAGATTGACGGCGAAATGAACCGCAATAAGCGGCGGCGGGGGCCGATCTGATGTTGCTGTACCGATGCCCGTGCTCACCGGCAGGAAGTCCCCCGCCCGAAAGAGATGTAGAGGCCATCAAGTGGCCTCCCACACAACCGCGCCGGCCTCGTCCGTCACCCGCACGACGCTGTCACGCAGCGCGTCCGCGAGCTGGCGAGCATGCGCCCACCCCATGAGGAGGAGCATTTCGCGTGTTCCGTCGCAGTAAAGGAAGATGAAGGGAGAGCGGGTCATGCTGCATCCCCGTCATGGTCAGCATCGCAGTGATAGGTGTAGGTCTGCGTAGTGACGCGCTCGGTGCGGCGGAACTCCAGCGGGCCGACGACTGTGCTCGCAACGCGCCACCCGCAATACAGGCCAGCGGCGATGATTGCCTCTTTCATCACACCACCTCCTCTTGAGGGGTGGGTGCGGGGCCATAGATGTCCGGGCGCAAGTCGTGACGGGAGACGCCGGTGATGCGCTCGACATCGCGTACTCGCCCTGGGGGGATGTCCCGCCACGAATACAACGACTGGTGCTTGATCCCGAGCTGGCGGGCGAAGCTCTTCAAGCCACCCGCTTTATCGGCCAATTCTCGGATGCGCTCAATCATGCTCACATGTAGGCATAACCTACTTATGCAGTCAATGCCTACTGTAGGTGATTTTCGAGTAGGCGTTGGCTACGGGTAGCTGATGGAAACGCTAGGCAGCAGAATCCGGTACGCGCGAGATGCCTGTGGGCTGACTCAAGATGACATCGCCGCTCATTTCGGGATCAAGCGCGTCTCCGTTACACAGTGGGAAGGCGGCACCACCAAGCCTGCGGTGAGCCGCCTCTCAAAGCTGGCGGATCTTCTGCACACCTCTGCCGAATGGCTCCTTGATGGTCGCGGGGATGCGCCTGCCTGGACAGCGAGCGCCGATCAGCCATCAGCCAAAAAAATCAGCGGCTTCAAGCCCGAGATCATCCCCGGTTCGGAATTGGTGGGTGCAAAGGATTTCCCCATCTACGCGGCGGCGGCCGGCGGCGAAGGCCACCAGATCGTGACATTCGAGCCGATCGAGTGGGTCAAGCGGCCATCCATTCTCGAGGGCGTGCCGGGCTCATATGGCCTGCTGGTCTACGGCGACTCGATGGACCCGGCCTTTTGCCACGGCGACATGGCCCTGATTCATCCGGGCCTAGGGCCAGCAGCCGGCAGCGATGTGGTGCTTTATGACCACCCACCGAATGGCGATGCCGAGGCGATCATCAAGCGCCTGGTGAGCTGGTCTGAGCAAGAGTGGCGCCTGAAGCAATACAACCCGCCGCGCGAGTGGACCGCATTCCGCGCGGACTGGCCCACCTGTCACCGTGTGGTGGGGAAGTACAGCAGGCGGTGATGGCGAATAATCCGATAGCCAGCCCACGGACCCACAGAGCGCGCAGATCAAAGCGCTGTTATCATTGGGAGACGCAACATGAGTGACAACAACAATGACGATTTCCCAGATCCAAGAATCCCATCTGTTTATGCAGACGGAATTGTTAATGCGACAACATTAGGTCCAGTTGCAAAATTGATATTTGCAAGAGTTGATCCGTCTCTGTCTGCTACCAAAGAAACTAATGTTGTATTCAATCAACAGATTATTATTCCAATTGGCGCTCTAATAGAGGGTGTCGCCTTTTTAGAGGAATTCATCGAGAAGCTTGAAAATGATGGAAACGCGGACAAAGGCGCATTGAACGCCGCCCGCGAAAAGCGGGCCGCTGGGAGGGCCCGGTGAGTGGGATCTCTCGGCCTGCTTGGGTTGGCCGCGACAATCAACCAGTCACATCCTCGGCAAACTCCGTACCCACAGGCCTCAGCAATGTCGCTTCGAGTGGGTTATCCTATGAGAATGTGGTAAGCATCGCGAAATCCCTAAAGCCCGCGCCCGAGGAATCTAGGTCCTTGCAGATGGATCAGTCTCCAGGCAAAATCGAGACCATGGACCACGACCTTGTCGACGCAAAAATCGCGACTTCAGAAGCTCGGGCGGATGCGAAATTCGCTGAGCTACGGGGCGAGGTGCGCTCCGGGCTTGCCGAAGTCACGGGCGAAATAAGAACCATGCGCCAAGAGTTTATTGGCGAGATGAAAGCCATGAGGACCGAACTATCCGGGCGCATGGATCAAATCGAAAAATCAACGACAGGCCTGCGCTGGAATATCTGGGGATCTGTGCTTGTCATTGCGGGGCTGATCATTGCGATGTTCTCCTTCTCGGGGAGTCAAATTGGCCTAGGCTTGAACTTCGGGTCCCAGGTCGAAAGCGCGGTTAAATCTGAAGTGTCGAGGCAAATCCCACCACCACCTCCGGCCGTCGCCAAGCCTGACTGACCTAATCGCCCGGCCCCGCGCCGGGCTTTTGTTGCCCTACCACACCTCCACCACCCCTCCCGGCACCCGCCCATAGCCCGCCCTCACCGGCGGGCTTTTTCGTGCCTACCCCGCCTCGAAAGCCCCCTCCGGCACTCGTCCATAGCTCGCGATGAGAATCGGCGGTTCCGCATCATCCGATTCCGGGTCTACCTCTCGCGAAAACGCGATGGCGCCCGCACCCGTGGCAGACAAGCGTTGAGCGAGCCGCTCCGCGTCGGCCGCGCTCCGCGCCTCCCGTGCCTGTCCCGCTTTTAGTGCGCCCCGCTTCCCCAGAACATAGGGTTGCACCACATAGAACGTCTTCGTCGCCATCGACCCCCCCCCTGACTCCGCCTCCCCCTGAGGCTGCGACAGGCTGACTCATCAATAAGAACAAATCAAGAACATAACGGTTCCGGAATGAATGTAGGTTTTACCTACTTTTCCCGTTGACACGTAGGTAGGCATCACCTACTATCTCCCCATCGAACAGGGAGACACGACATGACCACCCAGCCCTCCAAGTCCACCCAGAAGCCGATCCCGCAGCAGACGCTCGACCACATCGCGAAGATCACCAAGGGCCAGGCCGACCATGCCGCCCGCCTGATTGAGATGGCGCAGAAGCTGGCGAACGAAGGCCTGCTCGACTGAGCAACGGGCGGGCCCAGGCTCGCCCCTCCTCCCCTTCACCACCAGAAAGAGGACCAAACATGACCGACGCGACCGAAAATCCTGTGCTCGTGACCACCGAATACCGCGGCGTGTTTTTCGGCTACGCCACCGACACCAGTGGCGACGTGATCGAGCTGAAGCGCGCCCGCAATTGCATCTACTGGCCGAGCGGCCAGGGCGGATTTATGGGCCTTGCGGCCGAAGGCCCGGCGAAGGGCGCGCGCATCGGCGCCCAGGCGGACATCACGCTCCGCAAGATCACCGCAGTGGCGCCCGTGACTGAGGCTGCCGTCGAGAAGTGGGAGGCCGCCGGTGTCTACCGCGGCTGATAGCTACGGCTCCGGCTCCGGCTACGGCGACGGCGACGGCTCCGGCGACGGCTACGGCTCCGGCTACGGCTCCGGCTACGGCTCCGGCTCCGGCTCAGGCTCCGGCTCCGGCTACGGCTCCGGCTACGGCTCCGGCTCCGGCTCCGGCTCCGGCTACGGCTCCGGCTCCGGCTACGGCGACGGCGACGGCGACGGCTACGGCGACGGCTCCGGCTACGGCTACGGCGACGGCTACGGCTACGGCTACGGCGACGGCTACGGCTACGGCTACGGCGACGGCTACGGCTACGGCTACGGCTACGGCGACGGCGAAGACGCGGCCTGAGCAACGGGGCGGGCTCCGGCCCGCCTCTCCAACCTAGAGGGAGGAGTAAGACATGGACCGCACCGCCTACGACCAAATCCAAGACGTGCACCGCATCGCGGAATCCATAAAGTCTGTGCGTGGGCGGTACATCACAGACATGCAGAGGCTCGCTGAAGAAGCGCAGCATTGCGGAGTGAATTTCGACGACTACTTCGCTCTGCTCCGGGACATCCGAGGATATGCCGAGGATATCACGGCAGATGTGCTCGCCCCCGTTGAGAGCCGGCTTTCAGATCTGTCTGAAAACTGTGGGAGGGCCGCATGAACTGTCCCGATTTACAGGTTGCGCCGATGGACCTCGCTTCCGGCATGGCCCGCCAGGAGGGTTTTATCCTCGGTCTCATGCTTATCTCGCGCCACCGTAATGGCCGGTTGGAGCGCCCATTTGAGCTTCGGCTTTCAGGCGCCGGCGCGGATATCGCCCGCCCTCTCACCGTCGAGGACGTGCAGGCGATCCGTGATTGGTGCGACCTCGCGCTGGCGGCCCATGGCAGTGCGCTCTATTCGGAGGCGGCAGAATGACTATGAGCAAGCATACTCCAGGGCCATGGGCTACACGACCCGGATTTATGGATGGTGAGATTGATATCTACCCGCTGTTCGACGGTCCTCCGCAGATCGGGATATGGGCCGAAATCGCGACCGTGAAGGATGCGCACGGCGAAGGACTAGACGACGGGCCATACGAGTGCGCGTGTACCGAGGCAAATGCCAACCTGATCGCCTCCGCACCGGAAATGTTGGCAGCTCTGAAGTTGGCGCATGAAGCTCTTGGCGCGAATGCTGCCCGTGATTTCGTAGACGCGGCTATCGCCAAGGCGGAGGGCCGGGCGTGATCCTGACCCCCTCCCTTTCATGGACATGGGCCCGCACATTTGTCCGCTCCCCGCTCCTCGACTGGATGGGGTGGTGAGCATGGGCGCGGTCATCTCCATCCTCAAATTCCAACGCGCCGGGGCGATGCCTCCCCGCCCCGCGCCAGATCCGCCGCCTGCGTGTCCCCCTGTTCGGGCGGCGGCTCACCTATTCGCACTGTCCATCTATCTCGCACTCGCGCCGGCCCGTGTGTGGGCTGCTGCGCTCAGCCCTTGGAGGACGTGATGACATTCCTCTCTGACATCATCGCCAGGATGGCGATTGCTCTATGCCTGGGTGGAGTCGACCTGGATGCGGAATCCGATGTCATGGACTTCCTGCGGTCCTGCGGGTTTTCACCTGACGAGGTCGCTGCTGGATGGGAAGAGGCCTGTGCCGACGCCCTCGAAATCGGGCAGATCACAGATGCTGTCTCTGGTTTGGAGGCTGCATGATGCCAGACATCGCCCGCGCCATCATGTTCATTTGCGGCACGCTCTTCTTCATTGGCCTACTGGTCTTCCTCGCCCGTGAGGCAGTGGAACGCATCCGACACCGGCGCCGCATCTCGGAGGACTTCTACGCCCGGCGGGAGAGCTTCGGAGACCAGCCCCGCGTTTCGGGGCGGATTACGGACATCTATGGAGACGATCGATGAACGCCGCCTATGCCAATGAGATCGACGACCTCGACCTAGTTGCGCCCGCCCGCCAAGTACCCGCGCCGGCAGCCCGGGCACCACGTCAGACGGCGGTCCGGCGCGCCCCGGCCCGAGCCTCTGCCAAGTCCGATGCTGGCTCGATCCTCGGCGCCATCATGCAGGCCGCCAGCAACCCGGAAATCGACGCCGACAAGGTCGAGAGGCTCATGAAAATGTACCGAGAGATTGTGGCGGACGAAGCGAAGCGCGCCTACCTCGCGGCATTCCCGGAGATGCAGGCCGAGCTTCCTATCATAAACGAACTTGGACAGATCGAAATCCGAGAGAAGGGCGGCACGAGGGTCATCCAATCCACCAGCTATGCCAAGTGGGAGGACATCAACGAGGCGATCCAGCCAGTTCTTGGCAAGCACGGCTTCGGCCTCTCCTTCCGCCTCAGTGTTGCGGCTGATGGCAAACAGAACGTGACCGCCGTCGTCAGCCACAATGAGGGGCACCAGGAAGACACTACCATCACGCTGATGCACGACAGCACCGGCAGCAAGAACTCTGTGCAGGCTGTCGGCAGCACAATCAAGTATGGCCAGCGCTACGCTGCCCGCGCACTGCTGAATTTTCAGAGCCGGGCACAGGAAGACCGCGATGACGATGGGCAGGCCTCGGGCGGAGCCGAGACCATCTCCGGGGAACAGGAGATGGCGCTGCGCGACCTCGCGGAGGCCGTCGGCGCCGATGAGAAGCGCTTCTGCCGCTTTATGAAGATTGAGCGCCTCGCCGACCTCCCCGCCTCCCGGTTCTCCGAGGCCAAAACCAACCTCGAACGCAAGAGGGAAAAATGATGGATCTGGAACTCATCACCATTGAACCCCAGACGGCACTTGCCGTCTTCACCAAGGACGGTGCGCTTGATCCCTATCTCGCCCGTGTGCGGGAAGAGATCGACGCCTTCGCGCCCGATATGTCTTCTGCCAAGGGGCGCTCCGAAATCAAGTCGTTTGCCTTCAAAATTACGAAGGTGAAGACGCATATCGAGAGCGTGGGAAAGGACCTCGCTGCCGAGCAGAAGGAGATTCCAAAGAAGATCGATGCGGCCCGCAAACACGCTCGCGAAACATTGGATGCGTGGGCCGATGAAGTGCGGCGGCCCCTCACAGATTATGAGAACGCGGAGAAGGCCCGCGTCGCCAGGCATGAGGAAGCTGTCCGCCGGCTGGAAGAGCTTGGCGCAAAAAGCCAGCGCGATCTCCCATCTGGGTACATGCACGATGCCTTGGAAGAAGTCCGGGCCGTGACGGTCGGACCGGAGTGCGAGGAATACGAGGCGGCCTATGCCAAGGCCAAGGAAGCCGCCATTGCGGCGCTCACTGCCGGCATCGAGGCGCGGGCGCGGTACGAGGCAGAGCAAGCCGAACTCGCGGAGCTGCGGCACCAGAAGGAAGAGCGCGACAAGAAGGACCGCGAGGAACAGATCGCCCGCGAGGCGTCCGAGCGCGCCCGGCGCGAAGTTGAAGAAAAAGCCGCCGCCGATGTCCGCCGCGCTGAAGAAGCCGCGCAACGCGAACGGGATGCTGCTGACCGGCGCGAACAGGACCTGAAGCGCGCCGCAGAAGATGCCGAACGACGGGCCGCCGAAGCCGAAGCCGCCGCCCGCCGCCGGCAGGAAGAGCAAAAGGCAGCGGAAGAGGCTGAGGTGCGCCGGCGTGAAGCCGACAAGGAACATAAGGCGGCGATCCACCGCGCGGCCCTTCAGGGGCTCATGGGTGGCGGCCTCTCTGAGGAAACGGCGAAGTCGGTCCTGAAGCTCATCTACCTCGGCAAGGTGCCGAACGTCAGAATTACCTATTGAGGCGTGCCATGACTAGGTGGACCATTACTCATGGCATGACGAAGTCGCCGGAATATCGGGCGTGGGCAAGCATGATACAGCGCTGTGAGAACCCTAACAGCGTCAGTTACCATCGATATGGTGAACGCGGAATTAGGATTTGCGATCGGTGGCATGATTTTTCTGCGTTCTTTGAGGATATGGGGGCGCGCCCATCCAGTGAACATTCGATTGATCGCATCGATAACGATGGGCACTACGAGCCTTCTAACTGCAGATGGGCAACCCGTTCTGAGCAACAGCGAAACAAAGGAGGCTATCGCCAAGACCACAATCTTCCACGTGGGCAGAACCACTGGACGAAGCGCGACCCTGAGCGCGCCGCAGCCGTAGCGCGCTGCAACATCGTCAAGAGCCACAAACGCGGCGCCGAGAATAATAAGGCGAAGCTCACAGAACAGGACGTGCATGCAATCAAACGCCGTATTGAAGACGGCGAGACAGATACGGCCATAGCGGCCTCATTTGGAGTTCGCCCAGGTGCCATTTGGTTCATCCGAAGCGACAAACACTGGAGCCATGTAGAATGAGCCTAGAGATAATCGACGTTCCGCAGAACTCGCCTGAGTGGATGCAGGCCAGAGCTGGGATTCCGACTGCGAGTATGTTCAAGGCGATCCTTGCTAAGGGCGAAGGTAAGACACGCCGCACCTACATGCTCAAGCTCGCGGCGGAAATCATCACTGGCGAGCCCGGAGATGGCCTTTCTACCGAGGACATGGAGCGCGGTCACATCATGGAGCCAGAGGCCCGGAATTTCTACGCCTTTCAGAAGGATGTGGAGCCGGAACTGGTCGGATTCATCCGCAATGGACAGAAGGGGTGCAGCCCAGACAGCTTGATCGGAGCAGACGGGGCCCTAGAGATCAAGACGAAGAAGCCTCCGCTTATGATCGAGTGCCTGCTCAAGGACGAATTTCCAGCTGAGCACAAAGCCCAATGCCAGGGCGTGCTGTGGGTGGCTGAGCGCGAGTGGATCGATATCTGCGTGTATTGGCCGAAGCTCCAGCCCTTCATCAAGCGGGCCTATCGTGACGAACTCTACATCGCTTCCATGTCCAAGGCCGTGGACGATTTTAATTCGGAGCTGTCCGAACTGGTTGAGCGTGTGCGCCGCTATGGCTCCGGGGGGAGGGCCGCCGCATGAGCGACCATGCGCCACCGATCACCCAGCAGTTCGTGCGGTCCATTTTGGACTACGAACCTGAGACTGGCATCTTTACATGGCGGGAACGAAGCGATGTTCGACCGCAATGGAACGGTCGCTATGCCGGAAAGCGAGCGGGATATGAATGGACCGCTAATGGCGGCGGTCGATACCGATCCATTCGCATTCTCGACTGGCCATTCCCGGAACACCGGGTCGCTTGGCTATGGATGACAGGGGCAATGCCAGTCGATTCTATAGACCATACCGACCTGAACGGGCTGAACAATCGCTGGGGTAATCTTCGAGAGGCAACAAAAGTCCAGAATGGTCACAATACTTCTGTCCAAAGGCGCAATACAAGCGGCTACAAGGGCGTTAGCTTTCATAAGGAAACCGGACGTTTCCGCGCCTATATTCAACATAATGGTCGCCAAAAATGGCTTGGATATCATAATACAGCCGAGGCTGCACATGCTGCCTATGTAGACGCAGTCAAGGAGCTTCGCGGCGAATTCGGGAGGGTGCGATGATACATCCCATTGTGTTCACCTGGACCGGAGAGGCAATGTCTCCAGCAAGCAAGAGGTTCGCGAAGGACTGTGACCGCGAGTTTGTGATTGGTGAATATTACCAACTGGTCACTCATGAACATCGCTCGGATGCTTCACACCGGCACCAATTTGCATGGCTTCACGAGGCGTGGATGAACCTCCCAGAGGATATCGCGTACCTCTATCCCACCGAAGATCACCTTCGGAAGCGCGCCCTTATTGAGGCCGGCTATTACACCGAAACGGCGGTAGACGCCGGAACGCGGGCCGCTGCGCTCCGTGTCGCTGCTGCGGTTCCGGCACTCGACGAGTTCGCATTCGCCAAGGTGGAAGGCCCGATCGTTCTGATCCGCCGGGCCAAGAGCCAGTCCGTGCGCGCCATGGGGGCGAAGCAGTTCTACGAGAGCAAGGCAGCTATCTTGGCAATCATCGCCGACATGCTGAGCGTGTCTCCGGAAGAGCTGCGCAAGCGTGGGGAGGCATCGTGATGGCCGGCCGCGTCGAGCCCGATGGCGGCTGGGAACTCCCCATCCCCAAGGGCGGGCATCCCCCGCGCCGCGAGCGCAAAGCCAGCGCCAAACCGGCCCGTGATCGCGGCCGGCAGCATGACGAAGCCCACCTCGCGCTTATTCGCCAATGCCCGTGCATCTCAACCGGACGCATGGACCGAGTGGAGGCCGCGCACCTGCGCTTTTCGGAAGAAGCCTTCGGGAAGATCGGGCCTGGTCACTCTGCCAAGCCATCCGACGAATGGGTGCTCCCTCTAACCCACGAGGAGCACATGCGGCAGCACAGCATGGGCGAGGAAGACTTTTGGTCCGGTCTTGGGATCGAGCCTCTCAAGATCGCGCAACAGCTCTACGGTATTTCCAGCGCTATGCGGATGTCAAAAGAGTCGGACGAAGAAATTATCAGGCATATGACGAACATCATCACCAGGGCGCGGGCCGACGCCCGGCTTGGGAAATGAGGGTTCTGTCAGCTCTTGGGGACCTTCTCCCGGCGCTGAAGTTCAGCCTCTACGGCCTCACGAATGAACGCGGCCATGCGGTTCGCACCGACCAGCGCTTCAATTCGTGCGCGTTGATCGTCCGTCAGGCGGACCTTCGTCTCTTTCACATGCAGCGGTGGGCGGCCCATGCGCTTGGCTGTAACCGTCCCCGAAAATTTTGTCAAAATCCGCTCCATATCCGTCCCCGCTTATTGACACGATAACCGTCCCCGCTTATAACGTCAACAACAGACGAAATGGAGGCGACTATGACTGAGGCCCACACATCTGGACGGTACCCCTACACATACTGCGCCGATTTCATCCGTGAGCACGGACCGCAGGATGGGGCGTCCCCGATACTCTCCAGGGCCGATGCGGCGCGCCTCAAATGCAAGCTGTCTGAGGCTCTTGGGATGTCTGAGAAGGATCTCGCGGAGAAACTCGCGGATGCGTTCATCGCGGAACATGCCGGAGGCATGACCATGGCTTACACCCCAACCACTATTGACCCATACGCTGAGGGTATCGAGGCGGGACGGGCCGGGCTTGATGAAACAGAGAACCCATACGACTGCGTAGAAGAAAAGATATCGTTTTGGGCGTGGCAGGATGGGTGGAACAGCATCGTGGATGCCGAAGACCAGATTGGAACACAACATGACTGATACCACTGACACACAGAGCGCTGTTTCTGGCTGGCAGCCCATCGCAACCGCGCCGAAGGACGGCACTACTGTGCTGCTGTGGGCTGTCTCCCGTGTCGTCCCCGGACGTTGGAGCGAGGAGACCTATGCGAAGCGGCCCCGCCCCCTTTGGGTGACCCTATCGGGAGCCCACGGACTGCTTGGGATATCGTGGGACCGGGACAATCAGCCCACCCATTGGATGCCTCTCCCCTCCCCTCCTGCTGAGGACACGAAATGAGCGGATATGGATGGACAGGCATAAGGGCGCGCCACAAGGACGGTCGCGAAGGCATCATCCGTGAAAATCCGGGATGGTGCTGGGTTGATCTCCATATCGAGCATGATGGGAAGACGATCGGGACAGTCAGCATCATAGCAAATGGCACCGCCGACAAAGGTGATCGAGGCTGGGAATGGCTATGTGAAAACTTCAACGGAGGTCCGCAGTGGCTCCCACTCGGGGATTTTGGGAACGCGAAATGAGCAGCGAGATGCAAGAGCGGATCGCGCGGTCGATCTACGAGAGCCGCAATGGGGTGGGATGCCGAGCGTGGCCATCCTTACCGAAGGCGCATAAGGCACACTACATCGTGGATGCCCTCGCCGCCATGAAGGCAATGCGCGAGGCGACGTTTGGAATGCGTGACGCCGCTACGCGTCGGCATCAGGGGCCAGATGAGTGCCTTTATGGTTCTGTTTTCACAGCCATGATCGACCACGAAATCCGGGCCGCAGAGGAGGACAGCGATGCTTAATCTCGCATCCATGTCCATTTCCGCCCGACTCCACCGTCTTGGATATGAGCACCGGAAGGCCGGCAACGATTCCGAGCTACATTACGTGGTGCATACTCAAACGGGCCGGGCCATCGGGCTCCTCAGCGCATTCGGCGCAGCGGTGTTCTGCCGGCAGGTCGAGGCGGGAGTGGACGAGCGAGAGGTAATTTCTGGCATCGCGGAAAAGGTGCGTAGCGCCATGGCGGGTACCACTCAGGAGGCGGCATGACTACCGATATCGACAACCAGCAGGAACGGGAGCGCTTCGAAGCGTGCTTCCGAAATCACCATTTCGATGGATACGCGCATGGGATCGCCTGGGACGCGTGGCAAGCCCGCGCTGCGCTCGACACGGGTACAGCGCTGGTCGGTTGGGGGCTCATGCCGGCAGAGTGGGTCTCCAGCGTCATTGCGGCACCCCACATCTCCATCGGAGCGATGCACGATACGGCGTGCGCATGCCACGAGCGGGGCGTTTCTTCCGGCTTCGGTAAGGTGGGGCCGGTGGCGTGCATTGCCTGCGAGGGCAGTCCTCAAGCCCCGAATGATCCATGTGCCGTGTGCGGGAAGTCGTCTCGCACCCCATTTCTTTACGTGGATGCCCTGGCGCAGGAAATCCGCCGTGTGGATGGCAACCACAACCTTGGAGCTGGTGCACTCGCGGAAGCCCTGATGCCGTTCCTATCGGCTCATGCTGCCCATCCCGACGCCCGGGAGGCTGCGGAGGAAATGCGGGAGGCGTGCGCGATCGCAGTGCGGGATTGGATCAACCGGCCTAACGACTGCGAGGAGTTGGTCGGGGTTGACCCGGGGACCGGAGCCCGCAGGTGCGCGCTTGAGGCCCGTGGTCGCGACTGCATTTTCAGCGCACAGGTCGAAGCGGCTGAAGAGATATTGCGGCGTATCCGCGCCCTCCAGCTCCCTGGCGACAAGAAGGGTGAGCACGGTGAAGTCTCTTCCACGCCCTGATCTTCCAGCGCACCACCCCCAAAACGTCCCGCTGGAAGACTGGACAGATGGCTGGCTGAAAATGAGCATTGCCGGCCATCTGGACCCAACATATCTCTTTGCGCACGAACATGAAAAGCGCGATCGAGCGTGGCCAGTGACCCGCGCTGAGATGATCCGCTTTCTTTTCGCGCATGGTGACGTCCCGGCTGCCGGCTGCGCCGCCATAACCGAGCAGGAGCACAAAGATGGAGACTGACATGCGGCGCATGATCACGATCGTTCCAAGCCCAGGGTCCGATGCCGCGATCGCTCTCGGCTGCACTTGTCCGGTGCTCGATAACGGGCACGGTCGCGGCTACATGGGTCGGAGCGAACAATTCTGGGTTAGTGCTGACTGCCCTATCCATGGGGATGGTACTGGCCACCAGCAATATCATAAGGAGGCGGCCGATGAGCGATAGGTACAGCACCGATGTCGTTCGCGTTATCTTCGACGATCAGGCTGGATCAAAATTCGAAGCGCGCCCTGATCGGGATTGAATAGGAGGAGACCGATGAGTAATCCGAGCAAAGTGCAGCGGGAACGTCTTCTCTATCCAACCCTTATCGCCCAGATAGATACCTTGCCAGATGAGGCTGTGCTCGCCGTGCATGATAGGACGCACAAGCTCATGGAGCGGCGCCACGGGGCAAAGACACGGGACGCATTCCACAAGATTGTAGATGGTCTGATCGAGGCCCGCGCACATGCAAGCGGCTTTGCTGAAGGGCGAAGAGTAGCGCTGGAAGAGGCGGCGGATGTCGCATTTGATGGTGTATTCTTGGATCTTGGTGCGGTGAAAGCGCGGAAGATCAAAGCAGCTATTCGCGCCCTCGACCCCACACAGGGAGGTGAGTGATGTGTCCCCAGGAACGTATTTGGGCGTGGCCAGTCGGGCCAGACGACGAGGCGTTTGGCCAATGGGGCGCAGAGTTCACAGCATATTCCGGGGTTGAATATATTCGGGCCGATCTCGTCGCCACCGCTCGCGCAGAGGCACGGAGAGAGGCGCTGGAAGAGGCGGCGAAAGTCGCCGCTGGGTGGGAGACCACCGCCGCTGACGACGCCTACATGACGTGCGGCAACGGACATTTCTGGGACCCCGGCACGAATTACGATCAAGCCCGCGCAGATGCCGGAGCAGCCATCCGCGCCCTCATGGAGAAGGGGCAGAGCGATGGCAAAGCGTAGGAGGATCGGAGAAATGCAGGAAATGTCAGACGATAGCCTGCGCTCAATCGCCCGCATCATCGGGTCAAACTCAGCAGCAGAAAGGGCTCTAGCCGAGCGTGACCGCCGCAGAACCGCAGGGGAGGACGCTGTTGTGTTCTGGGATTCGGAGCGCGGCGTGCTGTGGGTCGGCCCTCGGGTGGAGAAGGGGGCGAATGATGCCGAGCGCCCCTGACGTACCCTGGCGCGACCACCTTACGCAGGATGAGCGCGTCACCATCAAGGCCGCTGAGCTGGCAAAAGCATCATGGGCGCAGCTCAAGCAAGCGCGGGCTCTCATCATCAGTCGTGCCACGGCACGGGCGAAAATCGCGAGGGAGGGAAAGAGAGCATGATCGACGATACCGCATTTTCGGACCGTCTTGCCGTCGTAATTGCCGAGCAGGCGTCTCATGCGCGGCGCGACCCCGCGCTCTATGCCGAGATGATCGAGCGCCTATCACATGCCCTCGGGCTCACCATCGCCATGGCGGCGCGAGGTGACGGCCGGCGCATTGATGTGCTGATCGAGGGCGCGACATCACATGCTCATGCCGAGGCGGTCGCGTGGGCGCCGCTGGCGCAAGTCATGCGGGGGTGACGATGCCGCGCTCCGTCCCATCCCGCGACCAAGTGACGGACACACAGCCCTTACGTCTGGACGTCGCCGCTGCGCTCGCGTTTCCTGACGGCAGCATGGGAGCATCGGGGCTGCGCGGAGAGGCAGCCAAGGGCCGGCTTGCCGTCGAGCGGATTGCCGGCCGATATTACACCACCCTACGCGCAATTGAGGAAATGAGGGAGCTATGCCGCGTCCCGCAAAAGGTGCCCGCCTGTGGCTCCGGCCAGCCCGTAAAAATGACACCGGGAAAACAACACACGCCGCGACATGGGTCATCCTCGACAGTGGACGACAGCACCCCACTGGCTGCGGCGCTGATGATCGCGCGGAGGCTGAAAGAGCCCTCGCAGCCCACATCTCCGAAAAATACGAGCCCCCACGACGCGACCGTGATCTCCATCGCATCCCCATCGCGGACGTGATCCTGATCTACATGAGGGATGTAGGCCCGTCCCAGGTGCGGCAGAAATCCTTAGGGGAGCGATGCGAGAGGCTGCTTAGCTGGTGGGCGGGGAAATCTCTTGCCGATGTGTCGGCGTCGACATGTGCGGCCTATACCTCTTCGAGAGGCGGCAAGGGCGGCGCCCGGCGCGACCTTGAAGATCTCCGAGCAGCTATACGCCACCATGGGAAAGAGGGGCTACACAGCGGTGATGTCCGCGTGACACTGCCGGCAAAAGGCGGCCCACGCGAGCGCTGGCTCACCCGCGATGAGGCGGCCCGGCTGCTGTGGGCATGCTGGCGCACGAGGGAGATGCAGCGGCGCGGTCGGAATGGCTCTCCAGGGGAGGCGCTCCCAACGAAGAGGTGGACCATGCGCCATGTGGCTCGGTTTGTCTTGATTGGGCTCTATACCGGGACCCGCGCGAGCGCTATCGCCGCCGCGAGCTGGAATGTAGCCGCCGGGCGGGCTTATGTCGATCTAGACCGGGGGGTTTTCTATCGCCTTGCAGTTGGCGCGCGCGCCACAAAGAAGCGCCAGCCCCCAGTCCCCCTTCCGCCACGCCTTCTAGCTCACATGAGGCGCTGGCGCGACATCGGAGGACCAGATGGGTATTTTGTCGAGCATCACGGTGAGCCCGTGGCATCTGTCAAAACGGCCTTCAACCGGGCGGTCGCGCTCGCTCAACTCCCCGGGCGAGTGACCCCTCACACGCTCAGGCACACCGCCGCAACGTGGCTCATGCAGGCAGGCGTACCTATGTGGGAGGCGGCTGGGTTCCTCGGCATGAGCGTCGAGGTTCTGGAGCGGACATATGGCCACCACCACCCTGACCACCTCAGAGGCGCTGTGGATGCGATCGCCGCGCGTCCCGGCCGGAGATAG